TAAAAATAACTAAGATAATTACTCTAACGAGGACCGCGAATGCTTTATCTTAAATTTTATTATAAAATCAATACAAATAGTCGTTTATTAAGGTAGTAATTAAGCGATTTCTGATGGGATTAAGTGTATCTACCATAACAATACACTTAAGAAAGCCCATTATTTAGAATTTAGAAACTCTTTAATGAGTAAAGCGATGCATTTATTTTTTTGTCATTAAAATCGGCATTTAAAATACGCACCGCTCTAAATTCATAATCATGTTGTTGGAGTTGTCTCCATTTATATCAATAAATGTTACATTATTTTTTTTATTATTTTCATCTTGAAATGATTTTTCGGATGGTTTTGATAAACCTTTTTTTGATAACATAATACAAGTTATTTTATAATATTCTTTTTCAAAATGATTAATATCATAACAACATTTCATAAAATGATGACAATCATTTATTGAAACTGTTTTTTTTTTATATTTTGTTTGAATTAAAACATATTCAATATTATTCGTTTTATAATTATTTGTGTAATATAAATGATCAACCCCTGAAATATTCATTCCATAATATTGTTTTATTTCTTTTTCACGAAAAACATTCAAATGATTATAACGTAAATTTTGATGAACTAAATTTTCTACTTCAAACCCTCTTTTTGAAAAAGAAATACATGATAAAAATCTTTTTATCATTTTACTATTAATTATTTTTTATAATATGTTTTTAACTTCATTATTTTGTAAAAATAATATTCCAATTTCCACGCTCCCAATAATATTCATACTTGTAATCTAATTTATTTAATAGTTCTTTTAACATATCTTCATCATAAATATAATAATATCGTAAAGCATCTTTAAATTTTACAATATTTTCTCCTTTTTTAAATTTCCTTTTTTTCGAATATTCATCACTTTCAAATGCCCATAAAGTAATTAAACATTTACCATTTTTTTTTAAACATTTTAATAGTTGATGTATTGATTGAATGTGTTTTTCTTGACTATCTAAATGATGAACTACAGCAATACATATAATATAATCAAAATTATTTTGATGAAATGATATATTAAGAATATCATTATAACATACGTCATAACCACTTTCTTTACATATAGATACTAAATTTTCTGATTTATCAAAACCATACATATTACATTTGTCTTGAAAATATTTTATATTTTTACCGTTTCCACAACCTGCATCTAATACATTATCCGTTTTCTTAAATTGAACTCCAAAATCACGAACAACATCCCATAAACAAAAACGTGTATCTGAAAAGGATTGAGCATGTTTTTCGTAAAAATGTTGACTTAATTCCATTTTTATATTTGTATTTATTGTTGTATTTATTGTTGTATTTATTGTTGTATTTATTGTTGTATTTATAATTATATTTTCATTTTTAAATTATTTTTTATAATTTTTAAAATATATATTATTTAAATTTATAAAAAATAATTTAAAACCAAAATTTTCACGTCCTGAAACGGGCAAACTTTGTTGATTTTTTTTGCTAATAAAACGGCATTGTAAAACTTCATTGGTATAAATAATAAAGTAATAAGACTATGAAAAAAAAGAAAAACGAATAATAAAACAAAAAAAAGAGGACGAAAATAAGTCGGCGTTTTGAATGTTCAAATGTGTTAAAGAAGTCACAAAAATTTGCTGTTTATAATAACTTGCGATTTTTAATGATCTGAAAATAATAGAAATAAATAAAAACAAACATACAATTGAATATCTTGGTTGTGATATTGTATTTTTCAAAAAAATGATTGAATGTATGAATTGGTATAACTATACATTCTTTGTTATTTTCTAAATCAGCAAGCAAGTTTAATTTAGAAAATAAAAGAATTTATATTTTATTGTCATTATATAAATTTTCAGCCATTATTTATAAATAATCATTCGGAATAAAAGAATTTGACAGAGAACGATGTCCTATTTTAAACCTTCCAGAAAACATAAAATTATCTTTGAATGTTTTGCTATTTATGTATGATACTATATTATTTACATTGCACTTTTTTTTTGGTTTAAGCATTATTAAACCACCACCAAAATAAGTCACTTTACCTAAAAATGATACATTTTGTTTCCGTGTTAAATTATAAATGTAAATACAATCTTTACCAAGATTAGTGTTTATGGTAGTAATATTTCTTGGTGCTCCCCATTCAAACCAATTATTTTCATTAAACTTTCGTATTCCTCTTTCTATAAGTTTTTTTTTATGGTGTAATAAATGTTTATTAATTTTCTCATTATCACAAGGGTAGTTTTCAATATAAATATATTTATCAATTTTATCTTCGCCATTTAATACTTCTATATTACCAAGTTCCTCATTTTTATAAACTTCTTCTTTTCCACTAATCAGACCAACATAAATGTCAAAATAGTCTTGAAACATGACACTATTATTATTTTCTTCTTCTCCAAAAGTAATTAATCCGTTGCTGTTTGTAATATAGAGTAATTTGTCGTTATATAATACTTTTTTATCAATTAAACTATTTTTACAATATCTAAAAACAATAACATCAATAGATGCGTTATCAAACATTTTTTCATTATGAGCATGGAATATATGAGTAAATGTTCCATTTGTCATCATAACATTCAATAATTTTGATGCACTTGTTAATTTAAGAAAATCAGACGGAACAATAAATATCAACTCACCATTATCATCAAGTAAATTATAACATTTTTCGGTAAAATCAATATATAAGTTCCCTTTTTTAGTTCTAACATAAGGAGGATTTCCTACTATTGTTTTGTATGTTTTTGTAATTGTTTGTGTCATAAAATCTCCATAAATAACATTATCTTTTTGTATTTTATCCAATAATTTAATTTTTGTATCAATTTCATACATATCAAATGTTATACTTGGTATTTTATCTGTAATAAATGTAATTAAATCACCTTGTCCAATAGATGGTTCTAAAATATTAGATGGACTATTTAAGATAAACTCAAATACCTTTTCTTTGAGTTCATTATGGGTTGTAAAATATTGACCTAAATTATGTTTTGTTGTCATAGTTAGTATTTATGTATTTATAGTATCTTCTAAATCCTCTGCAATAAACAAATCAATTTTTTCTTTTTATTATTAATTTCATTCAACTTTTCATTAACAACTATACCTATAATTTATTTATGTTTTGTTTCATTAACACATGGTAATTGTAAAATATACAGATGGTCGTGTACTTAATGTGTAAAAATAAAGATTATAACTTATAATAAAGAAAATTTACTTAATCCATACTTTATTGTCTTTTAAATTCGTTTTTATTGAATCATTTATATGTAATTATATATAATAATGAATCATATACCAGTAAGCAATGGAGAATTGATTGATAAGTATACTATTTTACTTATAAAACAAGAATTTATTAAAGATTCAAATAAACTAAAAAAGGTAGAAGATGAAATCAATGTATTGAAATCATTTGTGAAAGAATTAATTCATAAATATGATATTCAAGAATTAATGAATAATTTAAAAAATATAAATCAAGAACTTTGGAATATTGAAGATAATATTCGTTTGAAAGAAAAAGCACAATTATTTAATAAAGAATTTATAGAATTGGCACGTTCAGTTTATTTTACAAATGATAAAAGAGCAGAAATTAAAAATAACATTAATGAGAAAACAAATAGTTCTATTTTCGAAGTAAAATCTTATGAAAAATATGATTAATCACTAAAACTATTATCATTATTTTTTTTACGCATATTTTATTACAAAAATTTTTTAATTAAATACTTATAATTGTACTTATAATTGATTAATATCTCTTTTAATCAATTCTAAATTAAATTTATTACTTTTATCATGATAATTAAGATGATTATTATGAATTGTAGAAGATTCATCTTTAGAATTAATAAAATTATATTTATAGACCCAAGTATCTAATAAATTATATAAATAAAAATCAGCAACATCAAAAGTATTATTTAAATTTTTATTAAAAATAAAATGATTATCATCTATATATTTGCATATTTTAATTAATTTATTTATACCTTTTTTTGAGATAATATAACACACTGTTCCCCAAATCTTTTTATTTTTTTGATAATAATCTTTCCAGTTCACATAAGTATCATTTATTTCATTAGGATATGTTTTATTAATCATTAATATATCAAATGTTGGTGATTCTTCAATGATATTTTTAAGAGTTTTATTAAAATAGTTAAGGTGTGTAAATGAAATATCGTCCTCACATACCATAAAATAACTTCCAGGTTCATTTTTTAATGAATTAATAGCTTTAATATGACTTAAAGTACAGCCAATTTCACCTAATGACATTTTCTTTCCTAATAAAAGACCATTAATAATATTTTCTACATTACTTTTATTGCCATCGATTCCAGATATACGTTGATTTTGTATAGGTATTGATTTTAATAATTGATTCATATAATCTTTACGTTGAGGTGATCGATCTAAATTTATCCATATAATTTTATCAATAAAATTAATTTTTTGATTAGAAGTAAAATATTCATTCTTTTTATTTAAAATTATGAATAAAATAAATATAACTGTTAAAAGGATAAGTAATATTAAATACTTCATAATAATTATACATATATTTTTATAAAAATATATAATTTATTATCCTATTATAAAATATGAATACATTTATTTATATTATTGTATTAATTATATTTATTTTGTTCAACTTTTTGATTGGAAATAAAGAATTCTTTGATAATATTGAAAAAAAAAATGATGATATACAATGTTTTACTAATAGATTAACATTGATTGAAAAAGAATGTTATATAGATTTATTAAAAAATATTGATAAAATTCTAACAAAAAATAATATTATTTGGATGCCATCTGGTGGTAATTTATTAGCATTATATCGTCATGATAATTTATTTATACCATGGGATGATGATATTGATATTGTAATTGAGGACGGAAAGACAAGATTAGCAATTAATAAATTAAAAGAGGAATTACCAAATGACATTACCATAACTTTTTATAAAAAAATTGATAATGGTGAATTATATCGTGTTTTTTATAATAATAATTATAATAAATATAAAGGAATTTTAAAAGATATTAATCAAAATAATGTTTCTATGAAATATCCATTTGTTGATATTTTTATTGATAATAAATTAAGTAATAAAGTATCAGGTAGCTCAAAATGTTTTTTTCCAAATAATATTTTACTTTCTGAATATCCTTTAAAACAAAAAAAATTTTATGATATAAAAATAAATTATCCTACAAAAGGTAATAGAAATTTAGAAAATTTTAAAAAATTTAATCATATTGACATTTGTTATGACAGAGGATGGTCACATAAATATTCTAAAAATATAAAATGTAAAGGATTATCAAAAAAAAAATGTAGTTTTATTAAAAATTAATTATAATATTAATATAATAAATTAATTTATTAATTAATAATAAGTATGATATTTAACTTATTATTATTGATAATATTTATCTTATTTTATTTTATAAATATTCAATTAGAAAATCAAGAAAATTATTTAAATCAAAAACAAAAAAAATTCAAAAAAACGCTTGAAGATATGGCAAATATTTTAGAAGGTAATAATATATATTTTTTATTGTATTGTGGAACAGCACTTGGTGCTACTCGAGAAAAAAAATTTATTGAACATGACCTAGATATTGATATTGCTGTTTTTGAGAATATAAATTTAAAAGAATTAACACAAATAATATTAAATTCTGGATTATTTAAATTGGAAGCATTTTATCCAAAAAATAAAGATATAAATTCAAATACCACTGAACTTGCATTTATTCATAATGAAACACATGTCAAAATTGATATATTTCAAATATTAAAACAAGATGATGATTATATTCATTATAGTTATAATTCAATATGTAATAAAAAAGAAAATAAAAGATGTGAATTTAAAAATAAATTTAATATAACTTCGATTATATTCTTAAATAAAAAATATAATATACCAACTATTGATTTTCTCAAGTCTCATTATGGTAATGATTGGAATGTAATAAAAAAATTTAATTACGAAGAAGGTTTAAAAAATAATGGGTATAAAAGTATTTCTAATTAAATTTTTTTATTTAATTATATTAATGATTGTAATTACATTTGGTACATTTGATTTATTTCATATTGGACATATTAATATACTTGAACGAGCTAAAAAAAAAGGAGATAAATTAATAGTTGGTGTTTCAACAGATAAATTAAATTTTAGTAAAAAACAAAAATATCCAATTTATTCACAAAATGAACGAAAAAAAATTATTGATTCATTGAAATTTGTTGATGAGGTATTTTTTGAAGAATCACTTGAAAAGAAACGTGAATATATTTTAAAATATAAAGCAGACATATTAGTTATGGGAAATGATTGGGAAGGAAGATTTGATGAATTTAATGATATATGTGAAGTTATTTATTTAGAGAGAACACCCAGTATTTCTACCACACTTTTAGTTGAAGTTATAAAAAATATATAAATTTTTTATTTAAAACTTTATTTTTACATTTATATAATGGTAAAAATAATTTCTGAAATTGGTATCAATCATAATGGTGACATCGAATTATGTAAAAAAATGATGATGCTTTCAAAAGTAGCAGGTGCGGATTATGTTAAAATTCAAAAACGCAATCCAGACCTTTGTGTTCCAGAACATCAAAAAAATAAACCTAAATCTACCCCCTGGGGAAATATGA